ATCCGCAAGCTGGTGGCCGACACCATGCTGACCACGATCCAGGCCGCTTTCTCCGCGATGCAGGCCGCCGGCCAGATCACGGCCGTCCCCGCCATCGCGCCGATTGCGGATCACGTCATGGCCAACATCGGCGGGTTCCAGCCCCCGACGCCGGCCGGCGTGGACCCCAACTTCCCGGTTCCCGCCCAGCCGGTGCAGCCTCCACCGCTGGCGCAGAACACCAGCCCCAACTTCCCCGCCCGCGCCGACACCGGCATGGACGGCATCGAAACGCAAAGCCTGGCGGACAACCAGCCGGCGGCGTAGCAGTCCCACCCTGAACCACCCCATCCGAAAGGACCGTCCCATGCCGCTCGTCAAAGCGCTTGCTGCCGCCCGCTTCCCCATCTCCGCCAACGAAGACGCGGACTGGGCCGTCGGCGAAACCCGCCGCATCCCCATGTACCTGCTCGCCAAGTACCAGGCGCACCCTGCGGTGTTCACGGTGCTGGACGCCACGGACAACGCCACGACCGCCGAGACCGCCGTCGAGACGCTGCTGGCCACGGCCACCGCTGGCGCCAAGAACGGTTCCACCGTCACGGCCACGGAAACCGAGGGCATCGTCCAGAAGACCGTGCTGACCCTGGCAGCCGTTCCCATCACCGTGCGCGACACCCAACAGGGCGGCGGCGTGAAGATCTACGACTTCCCCGAAGGCCGCATTGCTTTCCTGGGCGCCACGGGTTCCATCGCCCTGACCACCACCAGCGCAATCGCCAGCACCCTGAACGCTGGCGTGACCTGCAACTGGGGTGTTGGCTCCACCACGCAGGCTAACGCCACCCTGGCCACGACCGAGCAGAACATCATCCAGGTGGCCAACGTCACGTCCAGCGCGACGATCAACGTGGCTGGCGCGGCATCTACCTCGTTCGGCGCGGCCACTGCGCTTGATGGGACCGGCACGGCCATCGACGCCTATCTGAACGTGGCCGTGGCCGGCGCAACCGACATCGACGCCGATGCCACCGTGACCGTCAGCGGCACCATCACCATCCACTGGCTGAATCTCGGGGACGTGTGACCCCCTGATCCTGATACGGGCGGCGGCTGCGGTCGCCGTGCCTGCGCCGGGGCCTTCATCCTCGTCAGAGTCTCCACCCACCTGCGCAGGACGACGCTTCCAGTCCGCCGCCCCCTTCAAGCCCGCCTCGCGCGGGCTTTTTCATGTGTGCGCTCTCACCCCCCATACCCCCCGCGGCGAGGTCGCCGCAGTCGCCGCAAGCCCGGCGCGCACCCCCCCGTAAGGATTTGCCGCGCGTGCATTCGCTTGGACCATCCGGGCACGGTCCCGAAAGGGGCTGAGGCGGGCTGGCAACGGCCCATTCCACGAACTCCCTCGCGCGGCCCGGCGACAAGGGCAGGGAATCAAGTGACCACACAGACGCAAGCTGAGTTTTTCCAGGCACACGCGGTCAACGACCAGTTGACCCCGGAGCAGATGGCGGAGATGCTGAATCTCCCCGAGGGCGACATCTCCATCATCGGCAACGATGAGGACGGCAGCGCTTCGCCCGACGCTGCATCTGCACCCGCGGCCCCCGCGCCGGCAGAGCCTTCCGCGAAGGTTGAACCTCCCGCTCCGTCTCCGGCCGCAGCCCCCGTGCTGCTGGCGAAGGATGGTGTCCACACCATCCCCTACGAGACTCTGGAGCAGACCCGCCTGCAAGCCCAGCAGGCCCAGGAAGAAGCCGCCAGGCTGCGCGCCGAGAACGAAGCCCTCAAGGCCAAGACCTCGACGCCGGCCCCGACGCCCGAGCCCGCTGCCCCCGCAGTGGACGCGGACCTGTTCGGCGACTACTCCGAGGCCGCGATGGCGCAGGGTGTCTCCAAGCTGGTTGCGCAAGCCGTGGCCCCGCTACTCAAGGAAGTCGAGAGCCTGAAAGGGCAACTCGGCCAAGCAGAGAAGCAGGCCGAGGTAGACGCTGCAACGGCCCACTGGAGCGCCCTCTACAAGGCGCACCCCGATCTGGACTCGATCACGCAGAGCAAGGAATTGCAGGCGTGGATCGCGTCCAAGCCTCGCCTGGAGCAGAAGGTGCTGAACCTGACGCTGCAAGACGGCGAGACGGGCGAGATCGTGGAGATGTTCGACCGCTACAAGCAGGAAACCGGAATCACTCAGCGCCCGGCCGCCACGACGCCCGCCAAGGCGCCGAGCGCGGCCGATGCGGCAGCGCAAGCCGCCGCAGCCGCCGTCGCCGCAGCGAAGACCAAGCCGCCCACCAGCCTGTCGGAAATCCCGGCGGGCACGGCGGCCCATCACGACCCTGCGGCGGCACTACTTGAGATGACGCCCACAGCGGCCATGGGTGTGTTCGAGGGCAAGACCCCCGAGCAGATCAATGCGCTGCTGAACAAGGTTCTGTAAGCCAGGACCGGGCACCCCTTCAGGAGTCCCGAACATGCCCACCAACATCCCCTACGGCAGCGCGCAGGCCATCACCCTGCAGTCCGCCGGCCTGTTCGCTGCCAACATGCAGCGCAACACGACCCTCAACCGCCTGACCGGCATGCTGCCCCAGCAGTCTGCCGCCGAGGGCACCATCCGCCGACAGTCCAAGAGCGAGATGCCCATCGTCCGCTGCATGGACCTGACGAAGGTCGCCGGTGAGGAAATCACCTTCGACCTGATCAACCCCATGGGCGGCATCCCGATCATGGGCAGCGAGTACGCCGAAGGCCGCGGCGCCGCCATGAGCTTCAGCCAGGACCGGCTGCGCATCAACCAGGCGCGGTTCCCGATCTCGGCCGGCGACACCATGAGCCAGCAGCGCACCCCGCACCAGCTGCGCAACCTGGGCCGGGCGCTCGGGCAGTCCTTCATGGACCGCCTGAACGACCAGCAGATCCTGGTGCACATGGCCGGCGCCCGCGGCTTCCACAACAACATCGAGTGGGCCGTCCCGCTGGCCAGCCACGCCAAGTTCTCCAGCATCATGGTGAACACGGTGAAGGCGCCGACGAAGAACCGGCACTTCATGTCCACCGGCTCCGGCATCGAGCCCATCGCCGCCTCGGGCAACGAGATCACCATCGCCACGACCGACGTGATGAACGCCGACGTGGTGGACGCGATCCGCACCTACGTGGACACGATGCCGCTGCCCCCGCCCCCGGTGGTGTTCGACGGCGACAAGATGGCCGCCGACGCGCCGCTGCGCGTGCTGCTGGTTTCCAGCGAGCAGTACACCAGCTTCGTGCAGTCGACCAACTTCCGCACCCTGCAGGCCAACGCCATGTCGCGCGCCTCCCAGGCCGGCCAGCACCCCATCTTCATGGGCGAGGCGGGCCTGTGGAACGGCATCCTCATCGTGAAGATGCCCAAGCCGATCCGCTTCTACGCGGGCAACAGCCTGCGCTGGTGCGCCAGCTACACCAGCGAGACGGAAACCACCACCGACCTGGTGCCCGCCTCGTTCGGCACCACCTACGCGGTGGACCGCGCCATCCTGCTGGGTGGCCAGGCGCTGGCGGAAGCCTGGGGCCGTCACAACAAGTCCGGCGCCCCGTACTTCTGGTCCGAGAAGGAACTGGACCACGGCGACAAGCTGGAACTGCTGATCGGCATGATCTCGGGCCGCTCCAAGGTGCGGTTCCTGATCGACCACGGCGAGCAGCAGCAGTACACCGACGCCGGTGTCATGGCCATCGACACGGTGGTGCGGATCGCCGGCCAGTAATCGGCGCGCGGCGGGCTCCGGCCCGCTGCCTGCCTCAACCCCTCACCCAGGAGAAATTTCATGGCAACCATCACCAAGAAGAAGGTGCTCACCCTGCCGGGCTTCGGCGGTGTGCCCTACGGCAACAACACGGTGCGCGAGTACAGCTTCGAGACGAACAGCTCGGGCGTCTACGTGGACAGCGACACCACCACGGCAGTCGGCGCCACCGACAAGATCCGCGTCGGCGTGCTGCCCGCCGGCCTGCGCCTGCATGACGCGCTGGCCATCGTCTCGGACGCCTTCCGCGCCTCTTCGACGGCGAAGATCGGCTTCGAGTACGTGGACGGCGTGGACGACAGCAACGTGGCCCAGGACGACGACTACTTCTTCGCCTCCCTGGCGCTGGACTCGGCGGCACGGACCCGCGCTGCCAACACGGCCGTGCGCCCCGTGACCCTGCCGAAGGATGCCTACCTCATCCTGACCCACGGCGGTGGCAACGCGCAGA